GCGTAATGTCGCCATTAGAATTTAATAAATATGTTTACTTCGAGGCACAACCTCTGACGTAGCACAACCACGTTGTTTCTATACTAACCGCTAACTGCGTTTTTGAGCATATTATATTTATTTATGTCTGTTCTAAATAACCTACTTTGCTCCGTAAGATTAAAAGACTCTTTAGCGAATGGATTTTTTTCCCCTACGGTAACTGTTTCAGTTTGAACTTTAGTTGTTGTTGCTCCGCCTCCCTGCGGTCTTGGATTCTTTTGTACCCAAGCTGGCATTTTCGACATCGCCCATTCTTTTACAGGTGTTCTGTTATAGCCATCTACTACAACAACAGTTCCATCTGTCTCTCTAGCTAATTGATCTTTATCAATACGAGACAAAACATATTGGGGATCGTGAACAACATCAGCTAGTGCTGTTACTGCTGGTGCTTCTACCTCAAGCTGTCTCTGTCTGGCTTCTAGCTCTTGTATTCTTTTGTTCTTGGCTTCTTCAGCATCTCGATATTGTTTAGCTTGTTTTGCAATAGCTTCATCGTATCTGCCTTTAGCTTCTAATTCTTCTTTTTCTTTTTGTTGTTTAAAAGCAATTAGAGCATCTACATCAACATCTGGCGGTACAGCTTTAGCGGCCTCTTTTGCTTTTTTGTAATCGTCTAAAATTTCTCTGTTGCTTTTTCTGAGCGCTTCAACTTCTGCCATTAACGCTGCTGTATCTACAGGTGGATTTGGTTTGATTGGTTCGTCAGCCATAAA